CTCGTTCTGTGCTTGTTTAGCTTTAATGCTTTGTCCCCATATGGACATGACCCCACCGAGAACGGTAGAGCCTAGCATTGTGATTAGTTCTAATGGTAATCCAAACATTTATTTATTCCCATTTACAAATTTAGTAAGTTTTAGTTTATCCTCAGCCGAGAACGTTTGATAAGACTTATTATCACTATTACGTATTTTAGTTATTTCTGTAACAGTAGGAACGGTTAAACCTTTACCAGCTGCCCATGTATCTATTGCTGCTTTAGTACCAACGCCTATATCTCCGTCTACTTTATCGCCACTTAAACCTACCTCTTCTTGTGCGGCATAATCATTACGTAGCCTTAGCTCATCTTTTTCTGCGGTAGAGGCGGCGGCGATCACATTAGCCCAACGAGCTTTTGCTTTTGTAGAGTCTGCTCTACTGTTTATGGCGTTGTTTAAAGTCTTTGCTGTCATAGTAGATGCACTTGAAGAGTTTATTCCCATAATATCTAACATAGCAAGTGCGGCAGGTAACGCATACTTCTCATCGTTAACTAACGAAGGGTTAGCAATTATGTCTATGTTAAGACCTGTTTCTGCAAGTTTATCTTGAACTGCTTGGTAATTTCCACGCCCAGTAATTTGAACAAGACCTCGTCCCTTGTATTTATTTCCGTCACCTGAAGCATAGTCTCCATTTCCGTTTCCATTAGCATAAACGGCATTAAATATTTCTTCACCTGTAGAGTTAGTACCTAAACCCTCTGCATCCATTCTGGCTTTCCATATTGCACTAGATGCAGCTGCTCCTCTATAAGTGTATTTTTTTTCATCACTAGGTGCATTTATACCTATTTCTGATTTTATAGCACCTTTTAGTAATGAAGCCTCCTCACCTGTCGAAACAGCTTTATCAATGCTTTGAATAAGAGTAGGTTTGTGATACCTACCTCTTCTATAAATAGGTAAACCTTGTGCTTTTTGCCAAGAGGGTAGGTTATCAGAGAAATATCTTTTTTCCATACCAGTAAGAGTACGTGTCTCTGTATTACTTTGTACAGGCTTAACCATAACCCCTACTTCACTACCTTTGCTATCTTCAGTAGCTATAGTTTCTTGAACAACAGGTGGAAACTTTGCAGCCCTCTCTTCTTTTGTCAAAGACCTAGTAGCAGTTGAAGTCTCTCTAGCTTTCATTGCACTTTCAAAAGCCATCTCTTCTGTAGGTACACCAGTATCCTCAAAGATGTCACTCAAAGCCTCAAAGTCTATAGGTTCTTGGGTATCCTCAAAGACATCACTGTATTCTTCAAAGTTAAAATCAGCCATGTTACTTGTTTCTCTCTTTTCGTTTGGTTCTGATCTCACCATTACGACCAATAAACAAGCCACCAATAGGAATCCTATCAAATTCAGCAACTGTCCTTGGGGTGTCATAAGGGTTCTCCTTAGTACCTACCGTTTCTATAGTAGCTGCTCCACCTGAAAACTGTGTAGGTATAGGCCTACCAAAACCACCTTGTACTTGTTGACCAGGTTGTGCTTGAGGTACAAACTCTGTCTCTTCTGTAGTGGGGTCAGTAGATACTACGTTAGGAGCAAGACCTACGGTATCAACACTAGGTTCTTCTGCAACAACAGGAACATTTACTTCTTGATCTTGCTCTATAGCTTCAATTACCTTTGCTCTATCTTCTGGGGCAAGACGACCCCTTAACATGTCAGTGTCATCTTGGTATTTAGTAGCTAACGATTCTAGGTTAACCAACTTAGAGTCAATTAGTTTAAGGTTGTTTGACAGCTTTAGTACTTTGTTAAAGTCAATACTGAATATGTCTTTAAGTAAGTACCGTGTGTCAAAAGTGTCATTAGTGCCTCTCGGCCTAATAGAAGCATCTGGATTAATAGCACCGTTTACCATAGGTGGTAACTGTAAGAACTTCTCTAAACCACCAGCAGCATTAATCTTACCTTGCATCTCAGCCCAACCAGCTGCACCACCTACAAGTTTATCTTTGTTCTTTTCTATTAGTTCATTGTTTAACTGTAACTTACCTTCAGCATCTGCCATGACAAGTTGTCCTGCACCAGCACCTGCATCTAACCTGCTGTTAAGTTCCAAAGATTGTCTTACTCTTTCAGATGACAAAGCAGCTTGAAGAACATCATTAGTCTGAGCTGCATTCTGTGGGTCAACACTGTAAACAGCCTCTAGGTTTTTAACAATACTATTAGATGCAAACTTTGATAACAGCTTTTCACCTAGAATATACTCATCACTTTGGGAAGCTACAGCACTACCTGCTACATTCAGACTGGTTAAGAAACTGTTACGTTCTTTTTCGTTACCTAATAAATTATTAGAGGTTGGAGTCTTAGCACTCTCAGAAAACTTATCAACTATAGTTTCGTATTCATTTGGATTATCTTTGACAGTTGGTATAGACAAGAGAGAAGGGTTTGTCCCTGGTACGTCAGCTACATCTGGTGGAGTAGATGTATTGAATATTTCTACAAGCTTATCCTCAGTTAAATCTGCACCTGCAATAAAAACCATTGCATCAGCTACAGTTTTACCTTCTTCATTGTTTGCCATAATATCTTGAAACTGGCCTATATTTTTACCCTCTTGCATTGCTCTTACAACTGCAATTGTTCCTGCACTAAAACCTTCGTTTTGTAGGGCAATTTGTATTGTATCAGCCAACACAGCACTTGGAGTGTCACTTACACCCTTGCCTATATCATCAAGAAGTCCTGTCATTTGTTCCATAACAGCATTAATTTTAGGATTACTTTTAAACTGACCGTACTTAGTGGTCATTAAATTTGATACTCCTAATTGTGCAGATAAGTATTCGTTCTTTGTTACTATACCATCCGCAGCTGCGTCTTTAAAAAAGGATGCAAGTATATCATAGTCAGCCTTAATATTCTTTGACACAGTTGTATCATCTATAGGTTGACCTAATGCTAACTTTTTATTTTGGATGTTTAATTCATTTTCAAGGCTAGTTTTTTCTTCTAATTTATTTAATACAGCATTGTTTACAGACTCAGTTGTAACTACCTCACCAGCTGCTTCCAACTCAGACACAACAGAAGGTTGTATAGCTTTGGCAAAGTCACCCTCAAGGAGTTGAGCCTTTTCATATTCTTCATTTGTGTTATACCCGAAAGAATTAAAATCTCTACCAGATTGAACTTCGTATTGATTCTGTAACCCTTGAGGAACATTAGAATCTTTAATCTTAGATATTTCACTCCTAGCCTTACCAAGTCGTCTATCAAAATCAATTTGATTAATACTGCCTGATTCTTTTAATTGTTCTAAAGTATTTAATTCAGTAGAAAAGTTTGCAATTAAAGACTGCTCATAGTTTGGTGCACCCTTGGTAGAAGCTGATGGTTGAGCTTTTAGAAATGCACTAGCTAGACCACTAATAGCTCCGATAGCTGATGGTTCCTGTACAGCCTGTTCAGATATAACTTGTGTCTGTAGATCTTGTTGAAATAATGCCATTGTGATTCCTTATTGTACGGTTTTTCGAAGCTGTTCTGCTTCCATGTTACGCCCTAATCTTTGTAATTGTTTAATTCTTTCAAAGGTTGTAGTCTCTGTAAAGCCCCTGTATACTTGAAGCCTTAATTTATCTTGTAGATCAGGCTCTAGTCCTGTCATATAACTAATAGAATAATCAATACTTCTCTTTACATCATTAGCTCTTTCAGCATTACCCTCTTCAATAGCTCTCCAGTATTTATTAATAAGAGGACTAATTTCTTTTGATAGCTTACGGTATGTCTTGTTACCATTAAAAATAACATCCTTTGCATCATAAACTTGTTGTACTTCCTCTAAAGGTATACCTAAACCTGTAAATATAATATCTAAGGCATTATACTTAAAGTCAACTTCCCCACCTTTTCTAGATATATAAGCCTTGTCTACAATCATACCTCTTACTTTTTCAATGTTGTCAATAAATTTAATATTACGTATTAGTTCTAAAGTTTCTTTTTCTATCTGTATTGGGTCACGTCTGATAATAGAACCTATCCATTGACCAAAGTCAGCCACAAGATCCCCAGAAGCTCCACCACCAGCACCCAGTAAGTTTTCTCCAAGGGTACCATCCCTATAGTTACGGAATGTTTGCATGACACCGTCACCTAAACCTACACGACTAGCTAAAGCTATTTCAGGTGAATTATCTCCAGTTGCCCAAGCAAATAAAGCATCAGGTACTCCGTTCTTAACCAGACGGAATGAGTCAGAACCTGGTTCTATTTGCATATTCTCTGGTAGATATGAGTTAAGTGTTTCAACGGCAGGAACTGCATTACTAATACCCATACCTGTTGTACCCCAGAATGGTCCCATCATAACAGCAAGTTTCATTCTTTCAGCAGGTGTTAAGTCTTTACCTATAAAGATACCTTCGAATGATCTAAGCATGAAGGAATAGAACTGAGTAGGTACTCTTAGTATACCTTGTTGTATTTCAGAACGACTCATGTTTGTCATGTTAAGAGTGTATGCTTGTTCTTTATTTGACACCCAAGTACGCCCCTCTTCAGAGAGTAAGCTCTTACCTTTGTTAGCTGCCTTCCACTTACTAACAGCTACACCGTAGGCTGACACACGAGAAATCTGTTCACCCTTATTAAAGAAGAACATACCCATGTTCATTCCTTTTTCCCAAGCCTTGCTTAATGTTTTAGCAGCTGCTCTATCATCTTGTTTAGAAAATACAGAAGAAGACTTTGTAGCTTTTTGGTAACCTTCAGCAATGTTAGTAGGGTCAACTTCATAACGAGCCATGTCTATAAACAGTTGGCGTACTTCTTTAGACTCAGCCTTAGAATAATTAAATGCTTTACCAAATCTTTCAAGAAAAATATCTAAGGGTTTACCACTCAAGTCTAAAGAACTATACAAGTATTTACCCATAGCAACACCCTTGATACCATCATCAAGACCTGCCATAGCAACCATTGGTATAACCTGTACAGACTGTAATACCATTTGGAATGGATCAAGTAGAAATGTTTTCTTAAAGCCGTAGTTGTTTAGAATATGAGTAGGATTAGAAGGGTTAAACTTCTTACCAGTTGCATCATAGATAAAGTTAGACATGTCGTCAGCTATACGCATAACCCATGCGTCACCAAAACCATCAGCACCCATTCTTAAATCTGCAATTCTTTTACGTTCATATATCTTATTTATTATTTCATTTTTAGTTTTGTCAGGTAACCATGTGTTAATGTTATCGTAGTAAGAAGCATAGTCAGTGTTAGAACTATTAGAATCTGCTATTTGTTTAATCTTCTTACCCAGTGAAATCTTAACAGCCTGGGTATACTTACTAAAACCTAACTGTCTGTTGACACTATTGGTTTGGAAAAGGATACTATTTAATGGGTTGTCATTTACAGTAGCAGCACCATGTCCATAGTGAGTTAGAGGTTCGTCATTACGTTTATTGACAAAAGAATGGAAGTCGTCTAAAGAACCATTAGGAATAAAAGCATCTGCGTTTGCACCCATAAACACATTTTCGTTACGAGCCTTACTGCTAAACGTAACCTCATCACCCTCTACGTCTATCTTGTTTTTTGTGAACCACTTCTCAGCATCTTCCTTTAAGTTTAAGCTTGTGTTCCAAGAATTATTTTCCTGAACAATTTCATCTGTTAACCTACCAGCTCTAAGTGCCTTATATATTTCTGTCATCTCTTTAACAGCCTTAGCTGATGTCTTAGGTGAACTAGCAGACAGTACTACATTAACAGGTTTACCATTCTTATCGAGTAAAACTATAAACTCTGTAGCTTCAGGGTTTACTCTGGGACCACCAGCATTGTAGCCCATAGCATCTTCTATCTCAAGAGGTTTAACTACGTCAGTATCTACTACGTATTTAACACCACCCATGTCCATGTCTACTTCAAAAACGTTAGCCATAGGTCCGTCATAGTCAGCCTTGGTAAACTTAGCACCTGAACTTGCATCTATAAATAATTCGTTATCTGGTAAGTCGTCTATATCTACAGGTTTACCAGCTAAGAACTTTTGCTCACCGTTAAGTATAGTAGAAATTCTACGGTAACCTTCTCTATGAAGACTCTTGATTAAACCTGTAGCACGTACAATGTAGTTGTAATCACCTAGATCAACGGTAGCTTGGTAAGCATCCATAACTTTTTGAGATGGGGCTTTACCTTTGTTGTCAGCTTTCCACATGTCTATGAAATCGTCTGTAGTATACCAAGTCCTTTGAGAAGCTAGATCTCCTGATTGTAGTCTTGCAACAATGGCACCAATCTGTTCGTACTCAGCACCTGACACCCTACCTAATTTATCAAGCATTGTCTTGGATATTTGGGTCAGACGTACTGAACCACTCTCAGCCCTATTAGCTAGGTTAGTTAAGTTAGCATTGTCCCTTAGATGAGCACCTGTCAGATTAAGTCTACCAAACACTGCAGCATTAGCTCTGCTTATTTTACCCTCTATGTTTCTAAGAAGAGATACTTTACTTTCAGGTGTATACTTCCAAGCCTCATCAAATTTATTTACATCTACAAACTCGTCAAGGTCTAGTGCTTCATCATATGATATAGCCCACTTGTTGTTAGCTTCATCAATAGGAATGACAGATGCTTCTGGTACATCAGCAGCATATTTCTCTGCTGTCTTCTTTGTTACTGGTAAACCTGTACGTGGGTTACCCATGATTATAGAAATTTTATTAAGGTTGTAGTCTATCTTGGTGTCAATCATAGACTTGTTAAGCTTCTTTTGTAATCCCTCAACTCTTTTGGTAATGTAAGTAGTTAGCTGACCTTCATCTATTACCTTACCCAAGGCTGTGTTAACGTACTCAAAAGCTTCTTGAGCTATTCTAGTAGCAGTCTGACTCTTAGCAGCTGAGGCAGCTATAGGTCTTACAGGTGCTTTGTCACCAACAGGATCTACCATACTTGGTCCCATAGATCCTAAGTTCTCAGGTTCATCTGTACGTTTAGCAATGTTCTCAGCAACTTCTGTAGCTGCCTCAGGTCCTGCTAGAGCACCAGCTCGAGTAGAAGCTGTAGGTGAGTTACTTATACCATTTATAATTTTAGATATTTTACGTGCTTTGTTTACAGAAGATGCTGTCTTAACTACAGTCTTACCTGCAAACCCTGCAATAGGTAAAAGATCTATAGCACCAAGGACAGCATCACCAAATGCTTTGTCATCGTTACCTAGTTTAGTAGCAGCTGCTAGCAACTCTTGTAAAGCAAAAGGGTTATCACTAAAGAGAAAACCTTCTTCAAGGTAATCCTCTATCCTTGTGTCAAGGAATATCTCAAAGTCTTGTACTGACATGTTTGAAGAAATTGCATGGGCAAACTCATGGTTAACAGAACTAGGTTTAAGTGTCACCTGTTCCCAAGCACCTATAGGAAAGTTCCTAAGTATGTAACGATCAAACCAGTTAGCTACAGTACCAGTACCTGTCTTAGCAGCATTGTCTTCTATAGCATCCTGAAGTTTCTCTACTGTAAGTTGGTACTTTATCGATGCTAGGTTAGCTGCTTCATTAAGTGCAGGATTCTTCATAGCCTGAAAAGAATTATCAAAGAAGTCACCTAGTGTAATTAACTCAGAACCTTTAGCTGACTGATCAGCAAGTTCCTCAGCTTTTTCTTCTACAGTTTGTTCTTCTACTTGTAAGTTACCTACAGCTTCTGTAAGAGCTGTTGTAACAGTTTCTGAGACACCAGCACGTACATCAGGTAACTCTTCAGGTAAACTACCTGTAGCACCAAGGACAGCCGTATCTCTACGTTCAGTAGCAGCAGACTTAGGATTAGGTACAGCAGTTTCGTAAACTACTTCGTCATCCCCAAGCACTTTTGCTTCAATGTTTTCTTCACCTAAAGTAACAGCCATTATTATTCTTTCTATGGAAATATCTTTTTAAGACCAGCACTAATATCATCACTATTTGCAAAGGCTTGCATACCTAAACCAGCTACAGCACCTGCTGTCTGTGCTCTACTTTGAGCCATTGTTATTTCTTGGGATAACCCTGACATCTGTCCTGCAAATCCTAGAGAGCCACCTAACTGTGATGACAAAGAAGATTGACCACCAGCTAGACCTGAACCACCTGTCACTCCCATAGCCCCAGCCTGTACCTGTGACTGTGCTCTACGTATCTGTGCCTCACGTATAGCCTGACGTTGGCTACGCCTAGCTGACAGCCCTTGTTGACGCCTTGATGCTGCTGAGGCTTTCTTTTGTTGATTAATACTTACTGCTGTACTTCCTGCTGTTACAGCCAGTATTGCCATACTTACTGGATCTCCCATAATCTACTCCTTAAATTGATAGACAAAGTAATCTTCGTCTTTTCCTATGTATTTAAAATCTAACATACGTATAAGTTTATTAATCTTATGTTCAGGTTTAACAGCTACAAAAATAGATCTATCCCCAATTGTTTTTACAAATTCATACCAGTCTTTTAACATAGTCTTCATTTCTACTAGGACTTCTTTTGTGATTTTATCTATAGTAGGTAAGTGTAATATAATAAACTCTTCGTTGTACTCTAACCTTATACTAAAACATGATCCTTTAATTCCATCTAAGTTTTTAGAAACGGGTATTGACTGCATTAAGTATTCCAAAGCCTAACAGTACAAAATCTTTGCCTTGTTCACTCTCGAACCTAAGGCGCATACTGCGACCATGACCTCTCATTTTTAGCCGTGTGGTTACGACTTTTTCAGGATAGTCCCATGTGCCTAAGCTGGACTCGTTAACAACAGGTGTGTACTTTAATCTGTATGCCTGTTGTGGTGATGATGACGTGTTAGTACGGAAGTCCCAGTATGATGACACCAATAGAGATGACTCTCTTACAGGATCATAGCCTGCTGTATCACTGCCTGAGAACCCTGTCTCTGTAGGACGTAAGTAAACCTGTACGTAAGGTGCATTCTTCTTGAGTATAAGATCACCCATGAAGTCGTACCCTGCCTCAGCAAAGGAGCTGTAGTTTGTGTCACCCCAATCTAAGAACTCAGTACCTGAGAACAAACCCATTGTCATCTTACCTGTAGCACCGTCGAAGACCATCAGTACGATAGCTGCATCTGCTTGTGACAATTCTGTTAGCTGTGATACCACAACATCGTCACCACCTGATGTAATAACATCTGCACCAACTGAAGTAATGACATCATTCTCTACAAAGTTAGAACCAAAGCCAGGGTAGTATTCAGCACCTAGTATGTAATCAGGATTGCTTGCACTGTCAGATATAGTCCAAGGGTAGAATGCTTGTAGGTTAACATCAAGAGTCAATACCTTATTCTTCTTGTTACCTACAGTCTCACCATTGCTAGGATAGAACCAGTGTACTCTCTTGTTAGTCTCGTCGTACACAGCTGTACATTCTCTACGAGCATTGCCGTCGATAGCTTCAAAGAAAGTCTGTATAGTACCAATACTAATATTGTTAGCCTTAGCTCTACCTGATACCTCATCAAAGCTTAGAGTTTGGATACCATGCTTAGACCACCAGATAGGTACACCCTCTACACTGACAAAAGCTTTAGGGTTGTTTAGACCTACCTGAGATACTCTTGAGATAGAATACTCTGTGGCTTTGAATACACCATCAACACCTTTGATCTGCCATACGCCATTCTCAGCAAATACAAAGATAGAACTTTCGAATGCATGTAGTTTTAAAATGTTAGATGCTTCAGGTATTGATATGACACCACCGTCAGTATCTAGTAGATCACTAATCTCCTCAGAGGTTGGGTCATTCTGTTGATAACACCGTGTAACTTCTGTCATGTTGTCTAGGTATTTAGAGAACAAGATCTTACCTGAATTCTTTGAACTTGTTAGACCTGCATAAAACACACGACCAGAAAATGTAGCTACAGCTTTAAACCTACTGGTTTCATTCTCTGTTGTAATACCTGCAATACCTGATGCTTCACTACGGTTCTTCGAGAAGAAGTCTAGTATGAAGCTACCGTTACCTGTTAGGGTTGATCCTGTAAATACCTTTTCCCATTCATTCTTTTCAAAAAAACCATTAGCATTTTTACCTGAATACCAAGGATGTGTTAAGGGTGGATAAGGTAATTCATAGGGTGGTGTTACACCATACTCTGTACTTGTATACTTTTCTAAAGCAAGTACACCTTTTTCACCTGTCCAACCAGCATTAGCTGTGTCATACTTACGGTTATTATCAGGGTCTTGCTTTTCTGAGGCATACGTAAGGGTGTCACCTAACCACTCAAAGTCTCTTACTCTAGGAGATATTTGGTATGTAGATATTGTATTTGCATCTGAATCATACGTTATGTAGAACGGTTCGATAGCTTCAGATGTGACAACTAAGTTACCATTTATAGTAGCCATCTCAACTTTAGCTAGACCTGGACCTACACTACCTGAGAAGTTAAAGTCATTAAGGTTTACAGAGAAGCTTTCCTCTTTGTCTGAGTAAGGTTCTGAAGCTGTGTTGTAGAAATTTAATGTTATTCCACTTTGTACAACTAAAAAGTCTAACCCTGCCACACCACCAGCATTATGCCAGTTACCCGTTGTAAATACAAATGAACTGTTTAGTGTGAATGATGAGTTAACATTGTTGGTTTCTAACTTAGCAGCTAACCTACGACGACGAGAACCATCTCTTTCGAGAAGACAATTAGATTCGTCAATAGATGCGTCTTGAGGGAATGTTAGCTCACCAGCTTCCGTCACCAGTCCCTTGATGAACGTGTTCACTACCTTCTGACTTAATCTCTGCGGCATCTTGTTTTTTCCGTTCTTGTCTAGCTTTACTGAAATTGTCTCTTCGGACTGTGGGAGTTTCTTTTCTGTTTCTTACATACTGTTCTACAGCTTGTTTGGCTTTTAGGATACTTGTATAATTACCACTAAGTTCAGCAGGTGGACTACCTTTGGTAAACTTAATCTCAAAAAATATAAACCCATCGTTTGATTTCTGTATTATAATGTCAGTGTTAAGCTTATTAGTTTTGCAAACACACCTCTGGTTAGGTATGTCTTCAATAAATTCAATCATTAGTTTCTTCCGTAGTATGGACGTTTGTTTTCTCTTTTAGTTTTATACATGTCGTTCTGTACAAAAGATTTAAGACGACGAGCTGACTGCTCGATCTTAGGGTCTGACCCTGACTTAAACAGTGAGAAGCATGTAGACTTAGCCTCAGCTAACATATAGGGAAGCATTGTGTCATCTAGGTCAGGTTCAAATGAATCTGTAAGACTGAACGTAGGATACACATACCCAAATGATCTTGACTTACTATTCTGTAATGTTGTCTCTACACCTGCATCATATGAGTTCATGACAATATGTTCGTCATCAAAGCTTGTGTAGTATGATGGTGCTTCTGTATTACCTATAAACAATGTTGTACCACCTGCAACATCTGTTACTATAAGACTATTGTCTGTGTTTTGATTCATACGATCTATAAATACCATAGGTTCAACAAATGTAATTTCTCTGTAGCTTGTACCTGTAGTTGCTACATTGTAGTCAACCCTACTTAGTTGACGAGTATTAGTAGGATACTTAAAGTGTGTAGGTTTAGTTACATCAGCTAGTGATGTTAGTTTGATTAACTGTCTGTGCTCAGGTATATCTCTAGCTGCTATCAGATTAAAGAATGTATCCTGGATGACAGATGCTATTTGTTCAGACTCTACAGAATCACTTATAGAGTTGACACTCTCTGAGTCCATGTCACTCAGTATTGATTGAACCATTTCTAGGAGAGTACGTTTCATTTACACATGCTCCACTACTACACTAATGACAAAGTCAACATGACTACTAGCTCCACCATTCGATTGAATGAGAACGTAATCGTTGTCAGTTACTGTGTTGTTAGCTGAAGGGTTTAATGTATCCACATCTCCAGTAGCTGAACCTGATTGAGTAATCGTAAGAGTACCCATGCTTGCTGATGCTGAGTTCTTAATTGTTATTGTAACATCACCACCTGCAATAGCTCCTGCTAGTACTGAGGTTACTCTACTTACAGTACCTGCGAATGGAATGGGTACATATATATTCTGTGATGAGGATATGTCTGTAAAGTGAACTGTAAATACAGAACGCCTATGGTCTTCCCATGTACCTGAACCACCACCGTTAGCTACATACACCTTGCTTGAAGAGGCTGCTGCTACACCTTTAGGTTCGTGTAAGTATGGATCTGTGAGAGAGGAGTGGTTTACGTTAGCCATTTAAAATTCCTTGATGTATGGGTACTAATGGTCCCTGCATCGGGTAAAGATATTTTACCCACATATTTAATCTTTGTCAAGTGTTAAGTGTAGGAAAGGGGCCTAAGCCCCTAACCTTATTTTATTTATACTTCGATATACTCGATAACAAGTTTACCTGCACCTGCTGTGAAGGCAGCTGTACCGTATAATGCACCAACGTATGCGTTAGCTGCACCTACAGTAGCTGTTCCACCAACTAAAGCACCATTACAAGCTACAGCTTTGTTAGCAGCTAGGTCAGCTTTAGCAATCGCAGCATCAATACCATCGGCATCAATAGCAGCATTAGCTAATGTAAACAAACCTAGACCTAGTGTACCTGAACCACCAGAAGTAAATGCTGTTGTAACAACAAGACTTGCTGAGGTAATGTACGATCCAGCTGGAATAAATGCATCGTTTGCTGTTGGTGCTGTTTGAGAAGTACCTAGCTTAGTTGCATCTGGGATTTCAACAACAAGAACTTTAGTTGCAGCTAAAGCTCCGCCATTGTCTTTTACAGCCCCTTGATCACCATCAGTGAGTACAAATAGGCCGTCTGAGTTAGTGTAAGACATTTATATATCTCCTTATACTGTTGGAGTCGTGATAACACGAACCATGTTTTCAGGGCGGTATAACTTAACACCGTAACGAGCTGTTGTTACAAACTCATGACGTTGGTAATCTTTGTTATACTCGTAATCAACTTCTGGCTGTTGTCTCCATGCACCCACAAATGGATTCACAGTTGAATCAGCTGAGAAGAACAAGTTAACTTTACCGTTAGTTGTGTTGAACGCATTTGTTGTTGAGTCATCACGTTCTTTTAATGCTGTGTCAGTTGCTGATGCACAGTAGTTAGATGTGTATACATCAAAACCATATACGTTAGCTACGAAACGCATACCAGATGCGATACCACTACTTACAATACCCTCAAACTTAGGGTTGTTTGTAACAGCTGCAAGTTGTGACAATGTGTTAATTGTAAACTCAACAGAAGGATCAACAATAGCAACCATGTTCTGATCTGGCACGTTAGCCATTTTCAGTTTCATGCGAGCATATGCAAAATCTTCTACTTCAATTTTACCTGCGTTACCACCTGAGAAACGGTGTATACCACCATCAACTAATGCTTGACCGTTGTCAGCTACACCAGCTTCACAAGCAGCCATAGTTGTAGTTTCAAAGTGAGCCATGATAGCACGTTCTTGTTCAGGAACAAAACGACTCATTAACTCGTTACCATAGAAAGTGTCTTGTTCAGCTTTCTTAGTCATGTAAGTAGCTGATGACAGATACTTGTCTACTGAGAAGGTGAACTCACCTGTGTCAAGTGGACGGTATTCAACTGACGAATCTTCGTTGTAGTTGTCAACCTGTGCTTGACCTATTGATGGGATGTGGAAAGTGTTTCCATCAGGGAAACCTTCAAGCATACGAACGTATCGTTGTGCTTGCATCTCATCTCTTAATATCTCCTTTAGCTCACTGGACCAGACTTCGGTGCGAGTAAGAAGAGTTGAATTTGCTGTATTCATACCAGACATATTTTATTCTCCATTAGATTCCAAATTTACCACCCAAACGACTTTTATCTTCCATAAGTTGTCGTTGTATTTTTGGGCTATAGTAAAGACTACGATTATCTCGACGAAGATTTTGGTAGTAAGACCAATCACGTTCATTCGAGGCTTGCATGTTGACACCTTCTGTGCGAACCGAACCTTCAACCAGTGGTTTAAATTCTTTTTTAGGTTCACCAATGAGGTTAAAGAAAGCTGTGGGTGACTCTGCAGCAATTTCTTGCATACGTTCTATAGTTAACCCTAGCTCCTTAGCTTTATTTTGGATCTTAGCTGAGGCATCAGTGCCATAACTCTTTTCCATTTCATCATTAACAAAATTTAGATTTTGCTTTACAACAGAATCCTTATCTCGTTCAGTTAGTGTACGTTCAACGAGGCTCTTCAGGTCTTCCTCACTCAGACTAGGGTTGGTATTCCCTTCTGACGTGCCACCAGTATTGTTGTTTGGCGTTGCATTCTTCGCATTGATGGGGTCTGCGGCCTTATTTTGCAACTGTTCCAAGAGATCTTTGGCGTAATCCTGTTTACTTAAATCTTCCCTCATATTACTGAGTTGTCCTTCAAGTTCTTTAATATAACCGTCAGCTTCTATTTTGCCTTTAGCTAATACTTCAGGGTCTTTCCAATTATCTCCCTTCGCCTCTACGAGTTTCTGTACAAAAGAATCCTGTGGTTGGGTACTCTCAGTAGCTTGAAGCTCAGGTTGAGTAGTGTCATTGGTTTGTCCACTCTCAGAAAACACATCCATGTTTTATTCCTTATTAATTGTTATGAGTTTAAGCAGATCATCAAGTACTTGGTTGTACTCGTTGACTGCCACTTGACGTAGTTCCCAATTAGGTACTGCGTAATCACGAACCGATTCTTTCTTTTTAAAATCTTGTTCGAGAATTTCTTTTAGATCATCGAAAGCATTTCTGTAACCTAGTACTTCAGCTTTACGTTTCTCTTTATCTTGTCCCTTGAGACCTTTTAACCAAATAGATTTCATTTCTTCTTTTTCATTGGCTTTGCTTTAGGTCTCTCTTTAGGCTTAGGCTTCTTTGTTGTGTTACTGTACGGTTTAACTTTACCTGCTTTGTATGGCATATCTATATTCCCATTTCTTGAGCTAACATTAATTGTTCTTGGTTAATAGCCTCAGCTTCTTGCATCTGTTGCTGAGTTTCAAGTTGTTCAGATACTGAAATGTTTTCTGAGAACAACTCAGGTTCACCTAATTCTTCTGACAAGATTCTGGCAAACTCCTTACCTGACAAGTGGGCAGCCACTGTAGGGTCTTGCAACTTAATCTGGTATAACTGGGTAAGGTTCTGTATACGTCTAGCTCGTTCAGCAAAGTGTCTAGCACCTACAGGAACAATCTTACCTTTAGCTGTAATGTCATCCTTAGTAATCGTCTGGAATAAAACAGCACCTGTAGCATCATCTAAAACTCTTATTGTGTCAGACATATTCATATAACGACGAGACACCTCAAGCATAGCATTGAGTATTGGCTCAAGGAACACACGTTCGAAGTGAGCTGTCTTATGTTCGAAGATACGAGATGCTGAGTTCTGTAATGACTGCACCTCAAATGCTGTCTTCTCACCTGGTGTACGTATACCCATAGCTTGACGAGGAGCACCTGCCATTTCTTCCATCTTGTCTTCCAAGAACCTAATCTGTAGGTCAGCCTGTAATGCTGTAGCATCAGGAGCCATATAACCTACGTCACCCTCTTCACCTAGATATACACGACCACCAGGTTCAAAGTCAAAGTCTTCTACGTCACCACGAATTTTTAGCATAGGGTAAGCTATCTGGTCAAACACATCTGACTTCAAGTTCTCTAGGTGGTCAATACGGTACTGCATACCAACCAAATTATCTAAAGGTCCCATAGCATATAGGTTGTCAGGGCGAGGTCTCCATCCAGCTTGGAAGATAGGGGAGCTACCTAACCAACTAGGGTCTTCTTCGTTAGCCATAACATATGCTCTGTCAACTACTGTAATGACACGGTTCTTCAGTAAGACACCCTTTTCAGTATCGTAGTAGTCACCATAGAAGGTTAGAACCTCTACGTAGTCTGACTCGTAGTACTGCTGAATGGATGTAAAGCCGTCAGCTATATAACCGTCAGCTTTATCATACGTGGCGTCAGAACCCCTTACAGCAGCTCTAGCACCCATCATTTTAGAGAAGACACCTTCCATGTATTGCTTTGACGGATCACTGTCAATCATACTTCGGATCTCTCCAAGAGTCTTTATAGACTTGAGGATCTTAGGTGACTTCTCAAAGCTGGGTGCTGTAGGATTAAAGCAAAGATCGTATGGTGAAACACGTACAACCTTTGGACCTACATAGTTTACAACGAGGTCCCCAGCTTCTTTGACTTGGTAGTTGTCTTCCCATGTAACAGTAGCAAAGCAATTACCGTACTGAATGTAATCATATAGTAAATCACTGGCTGTATTAACAAAGTTAGACTGACGGACTTTATTGTCCATGTATGCTTGTATTACACTACGTTTAGCTTTAACGTTAGCATCTCTTGTCTCAGCTTCAAAACGCATCCACTTAGACTGTGGGAATAATGTAGCAAAGTAATTAGCATGGAGGTTATCCATGATCTGAGTTAGCTTAGGAGTTGTCGTACTGTTAGACCAAGGAAGCATAGCATTCTTAGTTGTGCTTGTGTCTGTAGCATACAGGTAGTTACGTAACTCTTTCCACTCTTCAACCTTTGTTTGACGAAGGTTAGACCATTCACGCCATCTGTTAGATACCTCCACAGCCATTGAGTCAGGACCTAAAAGGTATTCTAATTCTATTGTTTCACCAGCCATTAAGAGGCTCCTCTAAATCTGTTATTAGCCCAAACGATATTCTTGTCTTTATTTCTACGTACATTCTTGAATGGCTTGACAGCAATGTCTATAGCCGAAGCAAGAGCATCTTTAATATCGTCATGCGGTGGGTTCCTTGACTGTAGTTCTTCTTCTAAAGTCTGTGTGTTACCACCACGATAATGCCATATTTGTAAGTTGTCATAACGAGGTTCTAAAGTTGCAGATATTCTTTCGTCTTTATTACCTTGGTATTTGTTAGGTCTGAACTCATCTACACTTATAGCTAATCCGTGTTGCTTGATAAGTTCTTTTAGTTGTTTAACGATTGCTTGTTGAGCTACTGTAACCTCAGCCCTTAGTTTACGGAATGACCACTTAGTTGACAACTGTAGTATGTGCTCAAAGTAATCTGTAATCCTGTCAGTACGAAAACGATCAATGTCTAGTACATATATGTTATTATCTGAGTCAACCCCTACGATGACAATAGCTGTGTAGTCTGACTTCTTAGATAAACTAAAAGCAAAGTCTACAGCTGCAAATACGTTTAACTTAGAGTCTTTGTAGAACCAGTGTCCTTGATCTTCTTTTAGTAACTTACGTTCGTAGTACTGAAACCTTGTACTTTCTATAGGTACGTTGTCAGGATCTGAAGGATCGTTGTAGTACTGTGCTCTAAACTGTCCTTTGTCTAAGTATTGGCCTCTCTTCTTAGCTAGTACCTTTATGTCAAACCCGAACCACTTGCCGTCCTTACGTTGACTACGAGGCCATAACATTTCACCTGTGCCATCTCCTCTATCCTCTACAGGACGTTCAAAGATTTCGTAGATGTTATCTTCTCCTATTTTGTTACCATCGTCATCAAACAGTTCTTCTGTCATTTGTAGCAGATCGTTGTATAGATCTACAGGATGGTAACGTGTACCTACCACCCATTCTCTAGCATCTGCACCTTCGATAGATGACAATAAAGAGTACTGTGACTTAACCTTGTTTCTTCCCTCACCTGTGTATGCATTCTCGTATACTACTATATCATCGAGGACAGCAATATCGCAGTGCATCCCTGTAAGAGAAGTAGTAAGACCACCAGTGAACACAGACGGGTCACGTACTTTTTCTGCTTTCCTTAAAGGATGATCTAACATAATTTCAGAGTTAGTCCACCTTGTACGTTTACCATCTTCAGGGTGTACGTGGTCAGGCCAGTATCTACTATAAGTATCAGATGTTAGTATTGTTTTAATAAAGCCTAATTGTTTTTCTGCTAGGTTAGCTGTAGCAGATATATACAGGATACGTAGTGTTGGGTCTTTGGTTAGTTCCCATGCTACTCTGTAAGCTATCATACGAGACTTACCGTGATCACGAGGAAACAAAAGAAGCTGATGAGACTTAGAGTCTTCTCGACCCCACCAGTTACATACATCTTCGTGACACTGACCTAGCATTTGTTCAGGTGCTACTAGCTTGATAAATGTAACTAAGTCGTTCTCAGCTGCTGAACGTATTTGATCTAATGTAGCCATAGTATCCTAGTTATTTTTATTTGTCAAGAGTAAAGTTTTATTATTTAATAAGACCATGTAATACTTACAGAACCACCATCAAAAGTATTAGACCCTGATGGTTTAACTTTAAGTTGAGTTAGTTCACCAGATAATGTTTTAGAACCTGCACCTACTCGTTGTTCATTTTGATCAGGATCTATTACAGTATGTGATTGAATAAACGTATTGGTTGTATGGACTCTTGTAAATGTCATAGATCCTGTCCATTTGTCTGCTGCGTTTTGTCCTCTAATAATCATACCTGCTGTAGACTCAGAAGCATTAGTCCAAACAGACCTAGATATATATCCTGAAGTTTCAATACCACCTGAGTCACCTAGCTGTATAAGTAAATCGTCACTACCACTCATGCTTAATTCGTTAAACATAACTGTAACTTGACGGACATCAGCAGGTATTCCTGTAAAGTTTGCTTCTGTACTGCCACCAGGTGTTACAGCTGCAAGAGACCCACTGCCTACGTTGTCAGCTACTATAGAACCTGTTACAGTACAACCTGTTGATGTTGTGGCAAACTTCACGGCGTTGTCATGGTAAAGACTTACTGCACCACTTGTGTCGTTGAAGTATGCGTATGTCTGTCCAGAGAGGTCTTTGAAATCAATGTTAGCACCCTGTAGACGTAAATCCCCTGAACCTGTCTCCTTAATAATACTGGTAGTACCATCATGGTAAATCTGTAGGTCAGACCCAGCACCAAAGATGGCTTTAGAATTGTCTGCAAATGTAACATTACCTGACGTTACACCTGTTGTATTTACAAAATCTGTAGATGAAGCAGTTGCAGCAGTACCTAAACCTAGAGTCGTTCTGGCTGTAGCTGCATCTGCATCATCAATCAAAGATGCACCAAATGCTGTGACTGTACCGTCAAAGACTGGGTCATTAGATACAGCTATTAACTTACCATTAACAACTAAACTGTTTGCACCTATAACATTTGCATTTGTAATATCATTAGAGTTCATGTCAAAGTTAGCTGACATGGTGTTAGGTGTGCTACCGTCCCTAGATACTGTGTTGTCAAAAGCATTGTTAAGTGCTTCGAAGTTAGCATTCAGTGCTGCTCTACTGTAGTAGCCTGATGCTATCGTTGTTACGCCTGGTTTCTTTGCCATTGTATTTATTAATCCTTTACCTTTGGTGGATTGGTTTTAGTTACTTACAGCCATACTCTCATGGGTGCTTCAGGTGTTACCCCGTGTGATGTATCTATTGCTTCTACAATATCTCGTAGTGTGTCAGGTGCATCAGCATCTTCAGCATCTTTGTTTAAGATACCACCACGAATACGAATGTTTACATGCCAGCCTGTCATTGCTTGCATCTCAGGATACTCCATGCCCTCATCATCTGTCAGGGTGTTGCCTGTAGGCTCGTGTAGAGTACCTACAACGTCGATGGCATAGTCAGATGTGTTTGACACTAGGTAAGGATCACCTACGTTTGTGGTAGTCTCCTCGCCTGTCTCCTCGTCTACTGTTGTTTCAGTGTCTTGCTTGTAGAATGCAGATAAGACTGTAGGCATTGCAGCTTCAGTAGCTAACCTAAGGTAGAAGTCAGTCTTGATTACTTCTGGTTCTTCTAAGATTACTTCTTCGGTCATGTTGTTAGCTCCTGTAGCTGTGTATTAGATAATCTACGTGGGTAGTATTTGATTGATTTGATATGGCCACACAGTATGTCGGTATCATTTCCCCATTTGCCTAGCTGTAAAACTGTTATGGGTGCAGGTAACTGTCCACTAGCTTGAGTTATTACTGTTTGATTGTAATCAGTTACTATAGCAAAATCACCTTCCTTTATAGCAAATGCTAAGGTAATAGTTCGATTGTCAACATCTCCAGTAGGGGTTTTGTCTAACACAGGAGTACCACTAGAGTCCCAAACATTAATACCTAGAGTGTTGTTAGCTCTATAAAAAGAACCCATACCACCACCATCAGCCAAACCACTGTTTAAAATTGTGTTCAGAGTAAATAAGCCAGTACCGCCTTTGGTAACTGACCTCTCTACACTAGCTGTAACAACAACAGTACCAGCATCATCGTTATACCCAAAGTTATCTACTGGAATACTAGCAACATCTGCCGCCCTAGTAGCTGTAGCACCTGTTGTTGGGATGTAAGACGTAGGGAATGCGCCAGCTTCTAGTTGTGCGCCCCATGCAAATATACCTTGGCCTATAACTCCAACAAAAGAACCTAATGCTCCATTACCAATCCCAAGTCTAATACTATTATCAATGTCCGTAGAGCCATCGTTAGTTACTGAGCAATGATACCAGCCATTGCCTACATCTACCATGTTTGCAGTATTACCAGTTCCAGATGCTGTTGCTACACCAGTAGATAAATTAAATGAACCACCAACATTACCACCTCGACTGAGGAAAATACTTGCAGATGCTACCTCTCCTGCTTTAAAAAAGGCTGATACTGTATGAGACTCAGCACCCATAGTTATACCTTTTGATATAAAATGAAAACTATTATTGGTTGTAGCAAATGATAACTTATCTGCTGTAGTTGTACCATCAGGTGCTGTGGTTGCATTAGATGTAACTGAACAATCTGTTTTGTTGTAAGCCGCATTAGAGAAATCCTCAGAGTAAGTTAGTAGGTTAGTCCTAGCTTCTTCAATCAGTAAGCCTTTGACTGTACCATCTGCATCGTACTCAATGCGAGGGACGTTGTCTGTATGGTTGAATAACTGTAGTGTACCATCAGGTTGATCGAAGAGGACTTCTTTTACTGATACGTTGTCGATAGAGCCTGTAAAATTTAAATCAGAACGAACAATACGTGCATTATCTGTATTTGTGGCAGTTATTGTTTCTGTATAAACTCCAACAGAGTCTCTGTAAGTGCCTAAAGTGCTACCAACTTTTGCTTTTACTCGCCCAGCAGTGTATGAAGTAATCTCAAACGTAACTATGTAAGTACGACCAGCAATAACTGTAGCCGTGTTACTTACTAATTCACGAAAGGTGTTTGTACCTACAGCAACTCCACCACTAATAGTCCAACCATCACCCAACGTCCAATCGGTATCAGTAGCAAAGTCACCATTCGTAACCAGCTCTGAGCCGTAGCTAATCTTTCTTAAAGCTGTGCCACCTGATGCTCTAGTGAATGTAATCAGGTCTGTTGCACTATTTAAATTTTTAGTACCCATATCATTCACTCCAATCTAATACTGTGAAACTACTTGTGGATGAACCATCGAATGTTAATTGTAGTGATGGCTCTGTGGATGGTGCTGATGCTGTAGCTATGCCAGTATCCGTTAGATCATCTGACCACACTCTGAACTTACCTATTGTACCCATGAAGATGTAGCCAAGTTCTAAGTTAGTAGATGACAGGTCAGGGAGAATCGTAGGGGTTGTGTTAGCTGTTAGTAGTGTACCTTCGTGCGCACCATTGATGAACGTAGAGCCATAACGACCAGCAAAGTTGAATGGTACGTTAACGTTAGGGCTGTAAACATTGTTTGCGCCAAAAACTGCATCGTAACCAGAAGTTGCCTGTTGTTGTATAAACCTTGGTTGGCCTGTTCTAGTACCTGCCGTTGAAATTGTGCTGTAGAGGATGTTACTTGAATCTAGCCTCCAACGCCACGGCAAGGCTGTGTTATTATCATTATCATCAGCATATGTCATCCTGCCGTCCATCTGTATTGACACAGAGAGAGGGTTGATTTCTTTGACTGAAATGTTGTCGTAAAGGACAGCCTCTGCACCTGTGTTGATCAAAGCAATAGTTTGGGTTGTAGCAGAAGCCACAAAAACAAAGGTAACATCCCTAGCTGACGAACCTAAGAAAGAGCCTGCGGCAACACCCACTATTTGCACATAAGTGTTGCTAGAAGAAGCCCCTATACTCACAGTCACCCTGTACGTTTTACCCACCGTAAAACCAGACATAGCCTGCCTTGCTTGATCGTACCCTGCTGCAGAGGTTAGCTGAAGTTCACCTGACACCCAAGCTAAGGAGCCTGTTCCCGTTGGTGTCCAACCACTTACATCCGTATCAAACGTACCATTAGTAACCAACTCAGTGCCTGTAACTTCAACAGGCGTAGGCCAAGGTAGATTAGCCGCAGGGACTGTCAGTGTTTCAGCCGCCCTTGTTACAGTTGATCCTGATGTTGGGATGTAGCTTGATGGGGTTGAGCCTAGTTCATACTGACA